CCTGTCTGGACGACTAGTTTTATCCAATCGACCGTAGGTGCTTACCAAATTGCTTATGAAGACATCAAAAGCGGCAATCAGGTTTTGAGGAGAAGCGGTCAGATGAGGCTGGCAAGAATTAGTGCTATGAACTTTGGTATTTCTACCCTTGCTTCTATTATGATGTCGTACATGTTTGACGACGAAGAAGAAGAGCAAATCCGTTCGATGCTTCCAGAGTGGAGCAAGAACCACACAATCTTTGCTTGGATCGACAACGAAGGCACTCTTCAGATTTTCGATATTTCTCAAACCTTACCTCATGTAATGTTTGCGGATATAGCTCGTGCAGGACTTTCAAAGTTTTCAGATCGTGGTCTTGGAGGAGCTCTTGAAGGAGCATTTGGTCAAGCACTTGAACCGTATTTTGATGAGGATATATTCTGGTCTTCATTTAAAGATGCGTGGACTGGGACAAATCAATTTGGAAAGCAAGTCTATTCACCCTATGACAGCACTTTAACCAAGTGGCTAAAAGGCCTTGAGTATGTAACGATAGGTGGGAGAGGCAAGGATGATGAATTCTTTTCACTAAACAGAGACTGGAGAGGTCCTCTTGCCCCCGGAACAATCGCGGAAATGAAGCGTACTTACGAAGCTGCTTTTGATGAGGGTAATCCTCGCAGCCCAATTAAGCGAACTCCTATAGGGCAGGCGTCTAGGTGGCTAATTGGTACTGAGTTGATGCAGATAAATGTTAAGAATCAACTTACCGTTAAGTTTAGTGAGTTCAAAAGAGCTCTTTCGGACAATACCGGATGGATAAGAAAAGCTGGTTACAACGACAACTCTTCAATGTTCAAGAAGCATTTAGCAAGGTTCAGGGAAGAGGAGGCTCTCTTGCACAAAGAACTGCTTAATGCTGTTGGAGGTGCTAGAATGGCTGGTATGAGTGATGCAGAGATAGTTAGGTCTTTACAGGAGTACGGTGCGACTAAAACGGATCTAAGGCACTGGATCAATGGGGTGAGTCGCAAGTATGTCCCTGGGAAAGACACACTGAGGGCTATCTTGAAAACGGATGAAGGAAAAGAAAAGGTAAAAGCTCTTATCAAAAGAGGAGATCCAGGTGAGTAAGCGAAAACAACGAAAGCTGGATAAGTGGGGTTATTATTTGAACTCCGAAGACACTACTGAAGCCAGAGCCCATGGTTTTGAGCCAAAGAACGTAGAGAGAATTGATAGGAAAGAAACCAAGAGAGATTATCGTTTAGACAAAACAGCACAGAAAACGGAGCTCTTAAAGGCTAAGGGCACTCGCTTAAAGTGGCTTGTAATACTTATTGGCCTGATAATGATGGGTTTTGGTGCGTTCAAAGCAGGCATATTTGGAGGTTAAAATGGAAAACATAAAAGCAGTATTGATGGATTTTGTTAAGTCTTTGAAGTCTAAGAGAGTGGTTTCAGGTTTACTGACCATCCTGTTTATGGCGGCATGGAATTTTTTTAATTTAGAGCAATATGGAATTACTGAAGAGGCGGTTAGCAACCTAGTGATTACAGTTACTGGCCTGATAGTAGCCGACAGTATCTCCAGCGTAAATCCCGATAAAGTACGGGAGTAAGCAATGTCGGACGAGGTAGTCAAAGAATTGCAGAAAGTTAGCCGTGATTTAGTGAAGCTTGAAAGTCGTGTTGATAATCTACAGCAGACTATCCAGACAGAACTACAGCCATTAAATCGTTTATTCCAAGGTAATGGGAAGCCGAGCCTAGAAGCTCGGCTGTACCATGTAGAGCATGAAGTAAAGGAGCAGAGTCAAACAACTAGCTGGGCATTCAAGACTGCGTTAGGAGCAGCTCTAGGGGCCTTAGTAACGGTTGTACTGTCTCTGGTGAACGCATGAGAATACGTTATATAATCCCAAAGACCCGTAAAAGAGCTATGATCCGTACCAGCAGCACTGAAGTAGCTTGCCTGCTAAAGAAAGTCTTAGAGGACGCTGGTTATGAAGAGACTGGTCTTGCTGGCATGGTGAAGCACATCTTGTTCTGGTGGACCAAGAAAAAATGAATAGCTCTTACGCAGAAATAATGCGTGAGGCTTTGGAAAAGTATGGGTTAATTGAAAGCAGGGAGCTCTCGGAGAAACCGGAGTTTAAGGACTGGCCTTTCTTAAGGATAAGGCAGACTAGGAACAACGTGGTGAACTCTTCACGGCTCTCAAAGTGGGTAAGGAAGAACCCTAAAAAAAGGATGATGGCACAAGTAAAATCCAGGTGTAAGCGAAAGAACATCTTCTTTGATCTAGCACCAGAGGATGTAGAGATACCTACCCACTGCCCTGTTTTCGGAATCCCGCTAGATAAGAGGGATGCCGACCATCATCCATCCCTTGATAGGTTCGACAACTCCAAAGGCTACACCAAAGACAACGTCAACGTGATCAGCTTTAGGGCAAATCATCTAAAGAATGATGCCACCACTGAAGAGATCAGGGCGCTTTCTATTTGGATGCAAGATCAAGAAGATCTTCGCTCATAGGTACAAACTGTACATGCTCTTTGTCTACCTTGTAAGCAGTCTGTACGTACCCTTCACCATATCGTTTGTCGGGCATCCTAAACTCTTGCCAGTGCTCTCTGGTGCTGGCATAGATTACCGCTGCGTGTGACATGTCATTGTCAATGTTGATGTAAGCATACGGCTTTGGTTTAGAGTAGTCGAAGCTTTTCTTAGCGCAAACAAAAATGTCCTGATACGGAAAATCGTCACGGTTCGTCCATGAAAGCTTTTTACGATGCTTCACTTCAATTTTAATATTGATGTAAAGATCACCACCATCGACGTAATCGTTCCGAATCCCGTTATCAGGACACTCTTCGGAGTAATTAACTGTTGGGCTGAACCCGTTCTGAAACAGAGCTTTCGCTACTGTCCAGACTGCCTCCCGGCTTTCCCGCAAGTGCGTCCTGAATTTTTGCAGACTCATTGATCGCAAGTTCCTTGAGGTTCATCCCAACTCTAAATGCCAGATCAAAATCGTTAAAGTCGAAGATGTAAACATCCTCCGAATTAACAGGCTTAAAAGTCACTCTGGCTTTGTTATCCATCAAGTACACGTTAGACGAGTGTACGTTGTAATGCCGTGTAAAAGGCCCTTCCTTAAATCTCTCTTCCACTAGAGATCCTCCGTTTTAGTTATGAAAATAGGGGTGTCTTCACCAATATAGCCACCCCTGATGTTGTAAGTATAATGCTCCCAAGCGTCTTCGTAGCTCATGTCGCTGCTATCTACCAGCTGATTGATAATAGCTGGTAAGTCATACACGACAGATGTCGCTACGTTAAAACCTTCAGCAATGCCGACAATACAGTCGTCGAACTCAGGGTAGATCTTGAGGTCAGGGTCAAAAGAAGCGATGACATCACGTTTCTCTTTCCCCGAATCGCCTTTCGTAATCTTCGTAGTCATACTCGTCATTCCCTTCCGTGGTAGATGGCTCACCTGTCCCATTGCAAGCACTGCAAGTAAACGTTTTTGCTGCACCTGGAGGTGGGCCGAACGGGCAACATCCAGTCCCGTCACAAACACTACAAATGATGCTCATTATTATAACTCCTGACTTGATAAATAAAGAAAATAAGTACTACTACAAACAAAAAAAACACCATGGGTGTTCGGAATAGAAAGTTAGCTAGCTCAGGCATCTTCTTGTTCCGTACCGACAGGGCCTTTTATTGCACAGTGTGCCCGAAGGCGATCAGCCTCCATCGCAATCCTGTAAGCTTCCTCTAAGTTTTCAATCGCCTTGCGGAGATCGTCGGAGCGAAGATTTCCCTCACCAGACTTGCGTCCCCCACGGCAGATATATTTAGTGGCGTTGCCTGTAAAGTAATCCAGCTGCCAGTCTTTAATTACGTCCCAAGGCTGGATAGTAAAGTCATAGTGATCAGGCTTCCTTGGACGAAGTGTAGTCGTTGATGATCTCACAAAAATCTCCTGTGTCTTCTAGGTAAATAGTAAGTAGAAATGGTTTTCCGTTTTTCTTGTGCACCACAACAGGAACGTCGTGGTACTTTTTGTCGCTCTCAGCCTGTTCAATGGCTTTGTAGATGTTCAAGCGTTCCACACCCTTTATCTCAAAATGGGTCTTTGGGATATCTGTAATAAGGTCTGCATCAGCTGCCGCCCCACAATACTGTTGGGATCGTCTGGCTGAGCACCCAAGGATTCTTTGAATCTCCTTGGCGGCCTGTAGTTCGATCCGCTTGCCTTTTCTCCTACTGTTAGTCATCTAATAGGTACTCCTTCCAATTACAATCTGTAATGACGGTACGCACACTAGCGTACCGTTCGATGTTACCGACATACCGTTTAGCTCTTTCCTCGTCACTCCAGCTCTCCTTGATCTGTGCTGATACACGCCGAATACGCTCTTCCATAATCTCTTCGGCTCTCTTGTCATTGAAACGCAGCATCTCGGCAGCCCAATCCTCTTCTGGACGGAATGCCTCATCTGCTTTTAGATACCATTCCTTGGCTCTGCTATTTCTTTTCATTATCCATAAAACCGTTGTTCTGAAGGGTTGAACTCAATATGTATTAGTTGCTTCCTAATGGGACCATTACGTCTTTTAACAATATGTATGTCGTACCTCTTCGGGTTGCTTGAATTAGCGACCTTCAGGTGCGACCAACAAAACATAATCAAATCAGCATCTTGTTCTAGCTGCCCTGACTCACGTAGATCAGAGCCCTGAAAAGATACTTTATCCCGTTTCTCAACCTCTCTTGATACCTGACATAGTGCAATAATTGCAATATCATTATCCCGAGCAGCACCTTTTATGCGTTGAGAGATGTCGGTTACAGTCTCATATCGCCCCTGAGTTGCTGTAGATCTGAGAAGCTGAAGGTAGTCTACGGCAACCAATTGAACCTGTTTGTGCTCCGCAAAGAACCTGATGTTCTCTTCAACATCATCAATAGTGCCGACTGGGCGGTAAAACACTTTGCCTTTGTTTTCCCACTTCTTTTTAACGTCATTCATGATTTCAGCCTTATTGGCTTTCAGGTACTCGTCGTCCTTATTGGGTGAGTCCCACATGATGATACGCTTACCTATCTCACGTGCACTCATCTCAGCGTTTAGCATCAACGTGTTCACGTTCTTCATGCCTTGGCTGATCAACCATTGGATAGCCAGGGCACTCTTGCCGTGCCCAGGACGGGCTGCAACGATAGCGACCTCACCAGATCCTACGCCATCAATACTGGCATCAAGAGAGTTGATACCTGATCCGTAATAGTAGTTGTTACCAACGGTGTTTAGGTAGTTCTGAGCACAATCTACAATCGTTTCCGCCGGTTGGTCTGACTTAGAAAGTCGATTGTTAACAGAATCGTAAGCATTATTAATAACAGTTTCAACCCAAACATCGTTCTCTCCCTTACTGTAATTGTGCTCACCGCACCAATACTTAATCGCCTTTCTGATTACATCCGTGTGAACTCGTTGGTAAACCAGTTCCTGAGTGAAGTAGAAAACAACAGCACTCTCACTAACATCAGGATCATTGGCAAGAAAGCTTTCGTCCCACACCTGATTCCATCTCCTGTAAAAGGTGCTGGTAGGTGTCATTAGCAGCCTGCCTATCTCGGCAGGCAACCCAGAAGCGTCCTGAGCAATATCCTCTGGCGGTTTAGGACTAACGCCAAACTTAACACAAGAGTCTTCTAGCTCGCCTCTGGAGGTGTATGCAGGGAAGCCAAAGCTTATCTGCTTCCATTCGTTTTCAGGGTCTACAAACTTACTGTGGTTCCAATAAGGCAAGCGTATCAGGTTCCCAAGACCCTTGCCTCTCAAAACGTCTTGGCGTGGGTAGATCTCCTTAAAGTTAATATCAACCTTTAACGCAACCGACTTCCAAAACTTACGTGTTAACCATGCTGGTACGGGAAATTCAAAAAACAACCATAGATGAGCTCCCTTACCACTTTGGCTGAGCTCCATTACTGGTTCGTATCCTTGTTGCTGTAGGAAGAAGAACGTCGCATCCGCCTTCTTTCTCCAATCTGGATCTGGATGATCATCATGATTATCAAAATCAACGCAGGAACAATAAACAGTGTTGTCCTTGCGCATAAGATAGAAACCAAAACAAGCATCCCCATAAAGATGTACTTGTCTAAAATCGTCATTGGTAATTGGTCGCTCAAGCGGCCTGAATGATTGTCCGGTTTCCTGGCGTGCACAATAGTCCTCCCTGCCTTTGAAATAGTTCAATATCTCTTCTGTTATTTCAACTTCCATTTTTCTCTTCCTTAAGTGCAAAAAAAAGCAGCGGAGGTTTGACCCCCCACTGCTGACA